TTGTGTTCAAGAAGTTTGAAGGATCTATATTAAGAGAAGTTGAACTTTCTATACCAGTTAAAGAACTTCCTACTAAATCTGGATTTGGAACTAATATTTCATCATCAAAATTTGTCATTCCACCACCGAAAACTATATCATGTACATTTTCTGGACCATACTTTACCGTAAATCGTCTTGACACACGTTTTAACTTTAATAAATAGGGTGTTTCATTTCTATGAGCACTTAAAACTTTATCATTTCTTGGTATATTTGGAACTGGTTCAAATACTGTATCTTGTGCTAAATAAGGAACATATGTCCATCTATTTCCCTGTGTATCTTCACCATATAATATTTCTATTAGATTTGGCGCTGTTATTTTAACAGTATCATATTTTTTAGGCGAACCAAAAGAAAATGATTTACTTTCTATTCTACCAGAAATTGAAAGTACTTTCTTTTTTAATAACCAAAAGGTAACTTCACCTGTAACATCATCTATTTCAAAAGGTGTTATTTCGGTTGGTGAAAAACTACTACTAAATCTAAAATCTAAATACTCGGTTGTTCTAAAAGTAGTACCACCCGAAAAATTATCAGTTCCAACCTGCATACCGGGTTCTATTGCGAATGCATAAGAAAAATCAGGAACTACATCAAGTCCAGAAGTTTTCGATGGTACTAATTGAAAAACATCCAATAAAACATTTGCACCACTTCTTAATCTCGGAGTATAACCCATTGATTGTGCAATATTCATTATATTTTGTTTTTCTGTAGCATGAAGAATCATTGATTCTTGTAAAGCTGTATCAGTATAAAATGATAAAACATCACCCACATAGGCAGCCATTTCCATGAACATCATACCAGGTGATGCTTCATTAAAATCTTTATAAGTATCTGGAAAATAATTCTTTGCAAAATCAATTAAGTTACTTTTAATGGAATTAAAATCTCTACCTAAATAACGTACATCCTTTTTAATCAAATCAGCCATTATATAACGCCTCTTGTATGGTTAAATTACCAGTTTCAGATATAAATATAATTATTGGAAAATAACTAGGAGTTCCTCCTATATTTATATTAAGTTTAACACTAACTGCATGATCGTTTTCAACTATTTTGTCACTTGTATTTACATTAATTAATACTTCAGAGTTCGTAACACTCAAAAACGGCATCCATCTTGAAATAGCAGATGTTATAGTTCCAATTAACGTTTCTTTAAAAGAATCTTCATCTGCAATATTTTCAAATAATATATATCGTATATCAGTTCCAAATTCTGGCTGTAAATATCGCTCACCTCTTTGTGTTAATATTAACATTTTTAAATTTGTAAGAATTTGTGTATTATTTGTAAATGTATTATAAAAAATACCACTTGGATTATTAAATGGAATACTAACACCGATTGGTTTATTAACACCACTTGGATTTATAAGAACTACGTCGTTAATAGAACCACGCATTCTTTGCCGAAAATTAACGCTTGCCATTTAATCAACCTCCATTTTTTTCTTGTATCTTTTTCATTAGTGCAGAATAATCTCGTGTTAATGCGCTCATAACTTCAGACGGTACTTCTGATGGATTAACTCCGTGTGGTATTGCACCCATACTTTTTTGTGAATACCCTTCATTCAAATAACTATCTGAATTTTCATAATTATCATCTTCCATACTTTCTTGTAAACTTCTTCTTGTTTCCGCCAACAAATCTTGAATGCTTGAAAATTCGCCTTTAACTTGCTTTTGCTTCGTTGGTTTAGCGGTAGATGTTTGATTCTTGAATAACGAAACACCGTGATGGAGTGCTTCTTGTTGTACTTTCTTTTTTGAAGATTCTGTTTTTACTTTTTTTTCTAAAGCGTATTCAATTTCTTCACGTATTATTTCACGTATTTTACTGAAAAAGTTTTTGGTATCCATGTTAAATCCTTTATATTACTTTAAAAATGATGAATTCACTATAGTATTCATTTTATTTATTATCACACCATAATCTTTATAAACGATGAATTCTGCAGCATTTGGGTTGTTTTCTAAAAAATCAAAATAAGTCTGTACAACTGGAGTTATTTTCCAAGGAGCAGAAATTCCTAATCCAGATCTGTTTGTAGCGTGTTTAGGAAAAGATCTAGTTATAACACAAAATCCACCTCTTGTATCATCTGCTTTAGAATCTGGAAAGTCACCAACACTTGTACCCCAAATACCCATTGCATTACCAGTATTACCTCCTTTACCACCTACTGATGTATTACCACCATAACGATAAACTGTACCATCTACATCTAACGCTAAAACCGTTTCAACGTGGCCAGAATGTGTAATAATAGCACCACCCCAATCTAATTTTAGAATAGCGGTTTTTATCAAGTCAGCCCCAATGGTTGTCAATGTTGTAGGTTTACCACCACCAGTTAGTTGATAATGAACACCTGGTATAAACCAAAGTTGGTTTATTCTTCCCTTATTCGCATTTATATAATCGTCATCATACGGATGTTGACATTTTTCAGCACCAAACTTATCACGAGCTTCATACCATTTATTTCTAACTACATATCCAGGATTGGGTGAGTTTGAAACAGGATTACGTGAAAGTGCATACCATCGTGATTCATCCCATGGGTCATTTTCTCCTTCTTCTAATCTCGGTCTATTAAGTGGTAGTGGTTTACCAGATAGTTTAGAATCAGAATTCCATAGTACATCACTTTCATACGCTGTAACAAGAGTTGGTCCTCCACCAAGTTCAACATTACCTTTTCGATTAAAAAATGCTGTTGATATACCACACCAATGCGGTTCGTTTGCCCAGTTTAAATTAATATCTGGACCATTACCAGCCAGAAAATTTCCCGCCATTGGATCGTTGCCAATTATTCCTGTTAACCATTGAGGACTTATAGAATCAACCATCATTAAGTGCTGTTCTGTACGAGAAGCTGCGAGTGGTGGTCTTGCCTTATTTGGAAGTTTATATCTATTTACATACCCACATTGCATGAAATTCATAATAAGACCAATATCAATCAAACTAAATTTATAATCATAAGGTAGTGGTGGTCCGTATCCTGCTATATCACCTGTACCAAACTGTATAGATTGACGAAATGTTGAAACCAGTCTATTCCAATCTGCATTAAATCCAAGTGGAGTAAATCCTTCGTGAAAACCACGACCTTGCATAAAAAAAGGAAACATTCCAAGACCTTTTTTATATTCTTCAGTAGTTAACCATCTTGCAGAATATGTACCATCTGATTCTTGCCAAATATGGTATTTGTTTGTTGGAATTAATCCTTTAAATTTTTTAGTTTTGAAATCGATAAAGTCTACAAATTTTTTACCCCAATCCGATTTACCGCTTGCATCAAAGTTATCATAATGGCCAGTACCACTTGTACTAATGCCTTGAAAATATTTTGGCATTGGTGATCCAGGTATATGTGGTCCAAATTGTGGGTCTTTGGCAATAGAAATAAGAAAAGATTTAGCGGTACTATGACTTGAATCTTTTGCACCATATGTTGGTATTCCTTTTGTTGGATTCCAAAAATATTCCCACCACGTACCATCTAATTTACTTGGACTACTATTCTTATTATTTAATTCCTCACCTGTACTCTTCCATATCGATGATATTGGCCATGGCCATTCCCATTGCGCAAAAACAGGCATTCCAGTTGGTACTTTACTCCAACGTTTATATTGACGACCTTGTGTAATTACTTTTGCATAATCAGGTAAATCCGATGGTCTTTCTATACCAGGAACATCTGGTATATCTCTACCTTTAGTTATTTTAGCAAGTGTGTTAGATGCAGTTGGTGTTTTTACTTTAGAAATATCCTCTACTTTCTCTACTTTACCGTCCTTTACTTTAGTACCTTTTTCTACTGATTTTTCTTTTACTTTTATTTCTTTTTTACCTTCGTTTTGTGCAGTATCCGCTTTACCTTCTTTTTTCTGTTCTTCTACCGTTTTCTTTTTCTCTGGTACAGTAATCACTTCTTGTGTAGTTATCATATTGTTCGGAAAACTAACATTGTTTATTACAACAGGTTCATTTGAAGAACTAACTGGTAGTAAAATTGAAGACGCGTTTATAGTAAGTGTAACCTCACTTAATGTTATTACTGGTAAATTTTGCCTAAAAATTTCTGGTATATCGAATTTTTTAGGATTTTCTTCTACTAATTTTTTAGTATCAATAACAACATCTTTTAATTTAATTTCAGGATTTTTATCTGAAATTAACACTTCTTTTTGTTCATTTGGATTTGTACTATATTCCAATTGACCGAGTTTTATTGGTTCAGTTGAAACGGTTAATATCGTATGTTTTTCTTCTGCTTTTTCCGGTATTAAAATTCTTCTAACTTTTAATGTAGAATCTCTATTACTCAAATTCAAATCAACAAGCGGTCTTTTATCTGTATCTTGAAAGAATTGTAATTTTTTAAGAAGATCATTCAAATCCACTTTTATGTCAACATCTTCTAATATAATAGTTTGATTTTTAACAAATCCAGCTGGAGTACCTTCTTTTTTTTCAACCGCTCTTATAGCAGATACAGTAAATGGTGCATCTTCTATTGTAAACGATTCAATTTCTGGATCTGGCGATAACTGTTCTGGTACAACAAGAGATTCTATGGTAGCCTGTGGAAAAGTTATTGACCTAATTTTAATTGGAATATCCGACCTTTTCAGTTTTATTTCTTCAACATAAACAGTTATAACTGGCAATTTAACACTTTCAAGTGTTTCTGTTTTTCCCGTACCACTTAATTTTTTTTCTGGTATTATAATTGGTGGACCATATAATTCAATAGAATCTATCAAAACTGATCCAGTTGCATCAGCTGGTATAGTTATACTTTCTATTATTATAGGTGGCATTTTCACAGACCTTAGTCTTGCATTTACTCTATCAGTAAGTTTTAAGCCTTGTATTTCAATTGGTTGAATTTCAACTCTTTCATATGTTGTAGTTTTTTGAACAACTAAGTTTGTCTGAACAGTTACGGTTGGTGGTTTTTCTTCTTTTTGTTTATCTAAGAGTAAATCCAAATTCCAACCACGATACAATCTTTTCAAACCTTCATTAGAATCTTTATCTTTTTTTATTGATTCCGCCACAGATATACCATCACTATCACACACTTCCAATGAAGAATATTTAACACCTTTATATGTAATATATCCTTGAGTATCAAATTCAAATGCTTCAGTTTTACTTGTAATTCCAGAATTAAAATCATCTTCCGAAATTGGTCCTTTTACTTCATCAACTATAACATCAACTACAACATTTACCCCATATACAGAGCTACTTTTTGGTCCCCAAGTATATCCACTTATTTTTAATTTACAAGTAGGCGTTGGTGTAGGTGTTGGAGTAGGTGTTGGTGTTGGAGTAGGCGTAGGTGTAGGAGTAGGTGGTACAACAGCAGGTGTAGTTAAACTTGCAACGTTATTATTGTCAGACGTAGTGGGTGCAGTAGTATTAGTTTTTTTGTCTTTTTTTCCAGAGTAGAACTCATTAAACACCATTTGAATTTCACTACTAGTCAATGATCTACCTTTATCGGTTTCTAATCGGGCAATAGTATCTTCAGGTAATTCTACATTTTCAATATCATCTACACCAACAGCCATTTTTTATCCAAATTAAAATTATAAAACAATAATACTACTATAACTATTTAGTGGTTTGATTCAGTATTAAATTTATTTAATATTTTTACCAATATATTAAAATTGGAAATGCTCTGCCACCGCCAGTTATTGTTTTACCACCTACAACCATTACAGTAGAACCACCACCATCTCCTTTTGCACAATCAATAACAGTTGCACCTTCCTTTTGAAAATGTCCTAATATACAGTTTGCAACCATTGCTGGTGTTGGTCCGGTTGAAGAAGCACCTGCAAACCATGAAGTAGTACCGTTTTTAAGTTTAACTCTACCTAAAAATGGATAACCTCTATAATCAAGATCAGATGAATTTTTATTTTGACCTTTTTCTATTATCAAAGTACTCCCACCTGCTGCAATTTTAATATTTGGTGCAACAACACCATTTTTCATAAAGTTACTACCATAACGAAGATCACGTTTACCATCGTTATATATACCAGCAGTAATATTCCCACCAAATTGATCTGGTTTTGCACCATAATATTTTCCGTCTTTAATAAAAATACCAGTTGGTTGTCCACTTCCCCAAAATTTTAATCGAAGTTCAAACAATGACCAATTTATAAAATTTTTGTAATTTGGATTAGCTACAGTCCATGTAGGTAATTTTACATTACCAGCAGGACCAAATCTTCCATCATATTCTAATGTTTTTCTATTAAAATAATCTGAACCTCCAGCGCCAACTTCTCCGGCAACAAAATCATATTTTGTTGCTTTTCCACCTACAGTACCAATCTCTACCGCACCATTTTTATCTTTAACCTCAGAAATATTTCCATAACCAATATAAAATGTACTTATAACTTGCAAATAAACTTTCCCTGCCCTTTTTACGTCATTTCCTTTTTCATCTTTAGCAATATATTCTGGATTTTGTATCGTAACCAATCCACCAGAAGTAGAAGAAACTATATTTTCTGAATCAGATTTAACTACAGGTGGTTCATCTTTTTTCTCTTCTTTTTTTATATCCACTTTAGAAATATCCTCTGCCTTTTCTACTTTACCGTCCTTTACAATTTCACCTTTTTTCTTTGGTGCTGGTTTTTGTTTTAATTGAGTATTTGGTGTAGGTGTAGGTGTAGGTGTTGGAGTAGGTGTTGGAGTAGGTGTTGGAGTAGGTGTAGGTGTTGGAGTAGGTGTTGGAGTAGGTGTAGGTGTTGGAGTAGGTGTTGGAGTAGGTGTAGGCGTAGGTGTAGGCGTAGGT